TCTTCAGCTCGTACACCTTGGACCAGTTGCCAACCGTTTCGAGCTGAGCGCGGGTCGGGTTGACAGTGGTCACGCCCCACTTAGCGCCCACAGGGTGGTAGCAGTAGTGGAGGTCGATCGACATGGCATCGCTCTTGGCGAGGATGTCACGATCGGTTTCGGTCTGCATGGCCATCTGCTCACCGGATGCGACAGCGCCGCCAGTGAAGAAGAAGGTTCCGTACTCAGTGCTGGCACCGGAGCCGGTGGTAGGCACATCGTCGGACACGATTACGCGCAGGCCCATGTAGGTCGGCACGGTCACATCACCGCCATAGGCGGCAACAAGCGAACCACCGGATTGAGTGGTGGTGGTGCCGCGTGCTTCAGCAGTCGACACGTAGTCGATTGCCTTGCGCTCAACGAGGTCGTAATACACCTTGCTGTGCATTGCAACCGCAGTCAGCTTGTCGCCTTGATCGCCAAGGATGGCGCGGGCCTCAGCAACGTGACGGGGGCTCAGCGCAGTCGGGGTATCAGCGGACTCGGAATCGATGCAGAGATCGAAGAAAGCCGAGCTGCTGGTGTTGGCGTTCAGGCTGCCGAACACGCCAGTGAGGCAGGACAGCAGATCCTTTTGACGCTGGTTAGCGACGTAATCAGCAATCTTGGCGCCGATGGCAGCCATGGGGTCCGAACCAGCAGCAAGGGCCGCAAGGTCACGAGCCTCGAAGGCGCGGCCACGGTGCAGGATGACGCCAACTTGCTTGTCGGCAGTGATCTTGCCGGGAGTCAGCGAGGAGCTGTCAGTCAGTACCTCGAAGTCGCCGGTGAGGTTGGCTTTCCAGAAAGGAACGTTGATAAAATCACCACCCTCGGTAGCGTTCAACTCCGCCATGGGCTGCACCACACCGGATGCCAGGAAGGCATCACGCAGGGTGGTTTGCTCAATAACGTACGGAGTAAAAATCTCGGGGATGATGATGTCAGAGCGAAGAGTCGCCATGATAAATCACCTGGGATGTTTACGGTTTGGGCGCAGCCCTAGGCTCAATGCGGCGCAGCCATCACGAGCAGACACTGAAATACTAACGGTTAGCGGTAGCTTTCATCCGCTCGTATAGGTCGCGGTCGGTTTTGTATAGCCGCGCTTGCTCAGTGAGATTGAAGCTATCGCGGCTGAATGGATTGCTCATGCCAGCTGGGATGGCGCCGCTGCTGCCGCCAGTCGGTGCACCGCTGCCTTGTGGTTTGGGTTGCTTCTGCATCCATGCCGGCAGCGTCTTGGCCCACTCGGCAACGGGCTTGCGCTCATAGCCGTCAACCACAACAACGGTGCCATCAGCTTCGCGCTCGATGGATTCCGGCTTCAGCTTGGTCTTGAGCACCATGTCAGGGTCATGCACGATCTCAGCCAGTGCGGTGACTGCAGGCGTTACCAGCTCTAACTCTCGCACGCGGGCTTCAAGTTCTGAGATGCGCTGGTCCTTTTGAGCCGTCGCCTCACGGAACTGCTGCTCCAAAGCTTGCCGTGCTTCTTGGTATTTGCCTTGGGATTCAAGCTGCTGTTGTTCATAATTGCGCTTGAACTCCAACAGTTCATCGATGTTGACTCCATCTGGCGCCTTTGACTTTTTGGCTTGCCGCAGCTCTGCGATCAGCTCTTGATTCTTGCGTTCCAGTGCTTCAACACTGCGCTGCAGTGCTTCAGCTTCAACCCCAGTAGCCGCAGACTCCAGGGCTTGTTGTTCATCAGACATGGATAAGCCGCAGGCTTAATTACGCTGCCATCGTACCAGCAGCCAAGACAATGGCCCGCGAGTGGAATACACCAATCCGCGAACCTTGGAATCCTCTAATTAAGGAACTGCTTAATGCAATCGACCGCCATGAGCGGTTGTATCGCCAAGATGGCGACGGTTGGCACGCCGCAAAGGCGCAAGATCTGCGCTGGTATGTGGCGGAACTAAAGGATTGGATTCACTGCCAGGAAGCTACCACTTCTCCTTGTCCGCCCAATACGCAGCAGACATCTTGCCCTTAGCGATGTTGCTGGCGTGTCGCGCCTTAAATGATGCACGCCTTGCTTTTGCGGCTGCAGATTCGCCCTCACGCGCTGGGCTGCCGCTTACGCCTTGCTGACCGAAACGGATCAGCTTTACCTTGTCGCCTTCCTTGGCGAGCACCGCGTGCGATTTGTTCGGATGGTTTGGCGTCCGTTTGGGCTTGTTGTAACCATCAAACTGCTCGCCGCGGTACGTGATACTCATTTGCGCTTTGGTTTTTTTGCGGTCTTCGCAGCAGCCTTGAAATCAGCAGCACTAGGGCGATCAGGGTCACCCTTACGAGACATGCGCTCCTTGCTGCCAGCTTCAATGCGCTTGCGCTTGGCGTTGATGTTGGCGTAAAGGCCAGGCTTCTTGGCTTTCATTTCTTTTTGCCTTTGCGGGATTTGCCGGCTTCAGATAGGGCAATTGCTATTGCCTGCTTGCGGCTTTTTACCTTTGGACCCTTGCCGGGGCCTGGTTTGCCGCTTTGGAGTGTTCCCCGTTTGTATTCGCCCATCACCTTGGCTACCTTGTCCATCTTCTTCGCCATAACGCCATTCCTCGATACCTGTTAGCAGTGTAGAGCCGTCTGCCGTTGCCCATCCTTTATCGGTATAGATAGCCGGCACCCATGCCTCGCCGTGCAATGCCTCCACGGGATCACTCGAGATGTAATAAATGCCGGCATTGGCGAAATGCCGCAGGCTAGGTAGGTCCATATCGCGCCCGTAGCTGATCCAATGTTAGTTCTGATCCATCATCGCGGACTAGCTTTGCAATCGCATCGGTCGGGCCGTACTTGTCGGCAAGTCGATTGAAGTATGGCACCTTGCTTGCACCTAATGCCTTGGCCTTGGTTGCTAGGTCTTGCTTGGCCAACCATTGCCCATAGGTCTGATCCGCTGGCACCATGCCGCCTGCTGCTGCACGCTTGCTTGGCGGTGGTGGATCGAAGCCTAGTTCCTTGTAGTTAATTACTGGGACTGTTGTTGATCGGCAGTTGAAGTGCTGAGGCGGTGTTGGACCTTTGCCATATTCAAACTCGCGCCCATCCAATGCGCGACAAATGCTACTGGTCCTGGTATCCAGTGTTGCCACATAACGATACTTTTGAGTGATGTCTTGATTGGCTTCATACACCTGCTGGCTAGCTGCATTGGCTACTTGGTTAATGCTGGTGCGCACTAGCGTAACGATCTGATTATCAGCCACTGCTGTTGCCTGGCCACCTGCTGCTACAAGTTGCTTGACGGTCTTGGCCCGCTCGCCAAATTCAAGGTTTCCAACCAGCCGCTTTGCGATGGCCGGTGTCGGTTCGCCAGTTAGCAGTCCTTGCCGCACCACTTGGGAGAATCGCTCGGATTGATCAACGGCAATGCCGCGGAATGCCTTGGTGACCACTTCGCCGTTGGGCAGCGTAATCATGGTGCCCTGCGCTGCGGTGAGGCTGTAGGTCTGCGGTGAGCCGTACGCTGCGGCGAACAGATCATCGCTCAAGGTCACCACATTGATCTGCGTCGGGTCACTGGTGACAACCGACTGCGCAAATTGCGGGCTGATCTCTACGGTGCGCACGGCATCGCGGGCACCGGCTGGCAGTGCACGCCGCAGTTGATCGGTCACAAACTCTGATTGCAGCTGCGCAATTCCCTGCAGCTCAGTTGCCGTGATCTCGGTTGCATCGCCTGCCCACGTTCCTAGCGAGTCCTTGAGCTGCGCCAGTATCGCCCGCAGCCGTGCTGCCTTAACCGGTGCCGACAGCTCATCAATGGTGCGCAGTTGATTGACTGCATCAATGATGATGTCGTTGTAGGCATTGATCACACGCCGCGCAACGCTATTGCTGTAACGGTTCAGGTCGATTGCGTTGCGATACAGCGACTCCGGTGTGCTCATTGATAGATACCTAGATCCTCCGGTTGATAGCCGCTGCGAATGCTGACATTAGCGCCTTGCTTCAATGCAGTGCCCACTAAT